AGCTCCTCTATTTACTGTCAGGTTCTCAGTAGCAAGCAAATTAGCAAGTTTTTCAATATGATCCATAATATAATCCTATAACAATATAGTATAATTATACCAAATAACCGAATTAAAGTAAAGTTTTAAAAACCACCGATAGAACATTTAACCCTATTAATAGTAACAGATTTTCTACCTAATTTAGTAATAATAGAAACAGGCAAGATTTTTTCATTTTTTCTAGGTTTAGCTTCAGCATAAACTTTAACTAAAAAATCACCATTAGGGTCAATATAAGTTTTTATAGGTTTTTTCATAATTACCTCCATAATCAATATAAAGTAATTATACCATATTTGCAATTTAAAGTAAAGGAGTTTTTTTCCTTTATAAATCAAGGACTTACGAGGTTAGTTCTTAACTATTATGGAAAAATCGTTGCGTTTTTCAAACTTTATGACGTTTTGGAACTTATCCACTAGCTGATCTCCCTTGTGGCTTATTACAAATACATTGTTGTTTTCACTCAAAGTATTCATAACAGTAAGGAAATAATCCGTTCCAGATGAGTCCAGAGAGGAATCAAAGATCTCATCAAGTATTAATAGGTTTGTATTGACAGAGTTTTTCATTTTAGCGATCTGTCTCCACGTAAATAGAATAGAAATATCTATACGCATTTTCTCGCCTTCACTGAACGATGCATATGTAAACTCGTCTCGATATCTAGACTTTATAACTTCGTTAAAACTTTCGTCCAACTCGAAATGAACATAGAAGTCCATTGCTGTCAAGTATTTGTTAATCAACCTATTCATTATTGGAAGATATTCTTTAATGATTCTGGTTTTAATTCCTGTATCTCTCAATAAAACTGAAGCAATATCCTGTAAACTTCTCTTCTCAGCTATACCAGTTTTCACATCAATAAGTTGCATGGCTTCTTGAGCTAAAACTTTAAGTCTCTCTTTTTCAGCATCTAGATCTTCTGTATTGGTTTTCTCATCTTCCTTATCTTGCATTAAATCAGAGATCATCTTATTCAATGTAGAGATACTACTATTGAAACCAGATATCTCTAAGTTCTTGGAAGTAACTTCTGATTGGATTCTATCTATCTCTTGTACTCTGCTGTTCAATTTATCTAGAGCAGTTTCCAGAGATTTTAAAGCAGAGTTGTTTTTTTCCTGATCATCTTTAAGTTTTTCCACCATAGAATTTTTATGCTCGTGTGGAATATTTTGAGCACAACTTGGGCAAGTATCATTTACCTCAAAGAAAGATAATGTTTCTATGATGTCTTTTGTTTTATGGGACTTTTTGGTAATAAGTGTTTTAGCTTGATCTATATTAGTAGAAACTGTATTACTATCAACTATTCTATCCTGTAAAGTTTTTATTTCTTCACTCAGTTTTACTACTGAGGTAGTTAAAGTTTCTATCTCTGTTCTAGTTTCTGATATTTTCTTATCAATACTTTGAACGTTTTGTTCCTTGTTATCTAGAACTGTTTTAAGTATTTGTTGTTGAGACTCTACTTTACTCTTTGCAACAGCAAGTTCTTTTTCTATTCTATTCAATTCATCTTTTGTTTTTAGAGATCTTTCCCTCAGCAACTGATTCATTACAGAAAAGATTCTTATGTCTAGAATATCCTCAATAACTTCTCTCCTGATGTGTGGAGAAAGTTGCATAAATGGAACAAAGGAAGCACTACCCAAAATAACAACTTGAGTAAATGTCTTATGGTTTAGTTTGAGGATCTGTTGTTCAAGAAGAAGCTGATAGTCTTTTAGTGCTGCGTCTTGTTGTAATAATTGATTGTTCTGATAGATCTCAAAGATGTTTGGTTTAATTCCACGAACTACTTTGTACTCTACACCACCAATAGAAAACTCAACAGTAACTACAGTTTTCTTTTGATTAATGCTGTTTACAAGCTGCGCCTTTTTAATATCTCTAAAGGGTCTACCGAAAAGCGCAAAACAAATAGCGTCCAGCATAGTAGACTTACCCTCACCATTTTTACCTACAACTAAAGTGGTGGAATATGAAGATAAATCGATTTCGTTTGGAGAATTTCCTGTTGAGAGAAAATTCTTCCAACTAGCCTTTTTAAATACTATCATTTAATAATTTCGATATCTGATTCAGTTTCAATAACTACTCGAGCACCGCAGGATAATATCGGCTTATCGTTTCCACCATATCGAACTGTGGAGGATCCTAGAATTTTGACCTCGTGGCAATAAGTGTTTTTTCTTCCTTCTTTGATAGTAATAACTGGTTCATCTGTTCCGTGTTTTTTATTCGCTCTAATCTTATGTTGATTCACATGTATATACTTTTTCATACTATCTCCGTATTAGAAGCTTCTAGATAAAGTTCACGCATGAAAGATTTTATCTTACCTTTATCAGAATCAGTTTCAATAGAATCTATATAACTATCCAAAACATCTAGAGTATCTTCCAAGTCAATGCTTTCTTCGACTTCGCCGCTTTCAAACTCTGAGAAATCTTCTATAATTTTTAACTCATAGATCCCATTATTATACAGGGAATTAACTAATATGTCAAATTTATAATGGTCGTTCTTTTTGAGAACTAACATCTTTACAAATTTTTGCGAGTAGTCTTTGGGGTCTATATGCTGCATCTCCCAATTTAATGGTTCGCTATCATCATAAGATATCTTTGCAAATATAGTATATGGGTTCTTGATAAATTCGAGTTCCATCGTCTGATCATCAAAAACATAAAATCCCTTGGAGTCATTATAATCCTGCCAAGTTATTTCCATTGGAGTTCCAACATAAATGATATTATCTTTTTGAGACTTAGTGTGATAGTGACCACTTAATACTGTATGGTAGTTTTTAAATAACTCTTTATTAATTCCATCTTGAGCATCCATACCCTTATACATTGCAAACCCAGCTATCTCAAAGTGTCCTGCACAAATATCTGATTTAGAATTTTTAATAAAGTCGTAGAGTTCCTCTTTGTTTTCATCACACAACCACGGAATCATATCAAAAGTTACTGCTCCAATAGAAACAGTTTGTGGAGATTCATATAGATTGATGTTATCATACTCGCCCAAAACTAGACCAGTAGAATTTACCGAAAGCGATTCCCTCCAGAAAATATCATGATTTCCTAGAAGAGTATGTAGCTCTATGTGATTGCTGGCTAATTGATCAAAGAAATATCGTTTAGCCTTGCTTAATGTGAGAAAATTAATATACTTCCTACGATCAAACAAATCTCCAAGTTGGATAACCGTAGTTATATTATTTTCTTTAAGGTAAGGAAAAAATATTGTAGAATAAAATTGCTCGCTGTAATCATGAAAGCGAGCACTATCATTTCTCATACCAAAGTGGGTGTCACCCAATATAGCAATTTTCATTCATCAGTTTCCATAAAGTCGTCAAGTGTTGCAACCTTTTTAGCTTTTTTCTTTTCTTTAAGTTTTATAAAGCTGTCATCAAATTTGTTGTTTAATTGGATAAATTCCATATAAGCATTTTGAAACTCTGCATCGTCATCATCTCCCATATCAAAAGAATCAAATGGAATTTCCATTATTAATTGATTCTTTATATACGATTGTTTCTTTTCTCTAGTAATCCTTCTAAGAAAAGCGTAGTAAATAATTTGTGTGAAATAAGAAAATGGATTAGAGGATTTTTGTGGATCAAAATTATCAATATACTGAAAGCAGTTTTCTATGCCATCAGATATCATCTCATCTCGATAAGAGTAGTTTATGAAATTTGGTTTATATGATAAGTGATTAGCTATTTTAAGTATACACTCGCCAATATAATTGCTGACCTGTGGTTTTGGTAGTCCAGCTTTTTTAGCTTCAGCTACTTTAGATTTATATTCTTTTATCGCTTTAAGAAAGTCAGCGTTATTTACATAATGAGATGCCACAAAGTTACTCCATTTAGTTTTATACCATAAAGAAAGTATACCGCAATAGTCAATTATCAGAAACTTTTTATGTAATAGTATGCATTAAAAATAAATTTTACATTAATTAAAAAACACAGCATAATAACCGTGTGGTGGGGTTAAGAGAGAGATCAATTAATACTATCGTTTCCCTTAACAAATGTTACATTCCACTTCTCTTCAAATTCATCTAACTGTTCTTTAATGTCTTCCACTGTTAACTGTTCATCATCAATAGCTTCTATATATCCATCATCTGTTTGCCTTACTTTTATTGGTGTTTCATAATCTTCTACCATTTTCAGGTATTGATTTGTAACTAAATCATGCATTTCTTTTACAAATAAAAGTTTAGATTTTTCCAAAGTAAACTCTTTTGTTTCAACAAAAGCACACCATGGAGAAGCTGAAATATTCTCTACTTGACGTTTAGTTATGGGATGAATTCCAGGAATTATTCTAATGAGCATGGGATTCTTAATAGTTATATCTGCATTAGACTCCTCTTCACAAACAGCCAATAGCTGTTCTCCAGATATGAGTTTTAATACTACGTATCTTTCTTCTGTCATAGGTTTACCTCTGCTACCTTGTAATTAAATTTTTCTTCAGAGTATATTTTCACACGTTCCAAGAAATGGTTTAGTGTGTGATTTTTCCATGACTTCCAATGCAAATCATCTGCAATATCATATATTTTACACTCATCTTTTCCATCTTTTAATCGTAGACCTCTTCCTATTGATTGTAAGTTTCTAATCTTACTTTTAGTTGGTGAAGCAAAAATAATATTTTCTAAAGAGGGAATATTAATTCCAGTACTAAAAGTTCCATATGAAGCTACGATAATAGCATCCGATTCAGCCTCAGTTATATGGCGAATTTCTTCACGCTGATCTGTATCTGTACCACCATATACAAAGAAGATCTTTCTTCCTTCTTTTGCTTTTTGTACGATCTGTCCGTATAGTTCTTTACCGTGCTTTTCTACATATTGAAAGAGAACCAAACTGTTTCCCTTTGTAGCTAAAGCCAAATTGCGAATAAACTTATTTCGCTCATCATTCATAACCAACCAGTCCATTTCTTCTTGATAAGTATTGTTCTTTCTCGCCTTACGAACTTCATCACTGTACTTTAGAACTATGCACTGTATATTTAGGTTTGCCAGATGGTTACTATCCATTAGTTCTTTTGTTGTAGTAACTTTATGTACTGCTCCAAATAATCCCTCTAACACTAAACGATGCACTTGTTTACCGTCTAAGGTTCCAGTTGTACCAATACGGTAACGTATATTTTGCATCTTTTCCATTACTGCAGTCAGAGACTTAGCTTTAAACTGATGAGCCTCGTCGCCAAACACTACATTAAATTGATCAAACCAAGCTCTTGGTTGTTTATAGATAGACTGCCATGTAGTAATTAATACACTCTTACTAAATTCTCGAGTAAACCCAGAATATAGTTTTTGACAATAATCGTTTACATTAAACTGACTATCAGCAGAGGAGTAATCTTCAAAGTCTGAGTAGAGCTGCTCAACTAGCGAAGTGGTAGGAACTATTATAATTGATTTGCGATCTCTCTCTAAATGCCAACGCAATAGAGAATAGATAATAAGAGATTTACCAGAAGCAGTAGGAGATAGTAATAGAATTCGTTCTTGGTTTATTGCTTCAGTTACTGCATCTAACTGATATTCCCGAACCTGAATGTGGTTCCCTTTGGTGTGCGGATTAAGTAAATTAACGAACTGTTCAATTTCCGCCTTTTCCTTGGTAGTGGTTGATTTAAAAGTTCCAAAATCTTTGTTTGGAATAAATTGAATCTTGTATTGGTTACGTTCGCAGAACTCCAACAAATAATTGTACAATCCTGCATAAAGAGTTTTCCTGTGTAAGTCATACAGCCTAATCCAGCCATCCCATAACCTCGCTTTATATTGTGGAGTAAATTGATATCCAGGAACTCTAAACTTGAAAAAATCTGAAAGATTTTGTTCAACGTCAGGTTCAGCAAAAACTCTTATATAAACTTCACTTACCTTTTCAAAATATATCATTCTATTTTTTGTTCAATTCCATTTTCTAGTAGGACTATACCATGCCCTTCTTTGAAAACTTTTTTGTCAGTAATTGTTTTATCTCTTCGGGTAGCTACCCATATTAATGTTGGAATGTGTGCGTATGGCTTTATTTTATTTATCCACCAATTTATATCTTTTTGTATAACATGTACATCTCTTCCATCTTCAAGTAATCTTCCAGTAGCCCAATTTGCTATACCGTGATATACAAATTTTGTTGCTTTGGAATATATTACCTTTAGTGTTTCGTCTATATTACTTTCCTCTATATGTTCAAGTACATCAGTATTTATAACTGCGTCAAACGTTCCTTGAGGAAGTTTATCTATACCCTTTACTGCTGGATCGTATAGTGTAGGAAATATTCCCCACAAATAGTCATGGTGCTGGTCTCTTGCTTTATATTGCAATCCCTTACCAGAACCAAAGTCTAAAATGGTTTTTATATTTCTTGATCTTATCTGTGGCTTTAGAAGTAAGCCATGTCTTTTAAATGAAGCTCCCCAATATCGTTGAGGATTTTTATGTTGTTCCTTATAACTATCAATAAGGTCCATTACATTCCAACTAAAAATTGCTTCCATTTAATGCCGTTGGAAATTTGGAAATCTCTAGATTTAATCTGTGTTAAAACAGACTCTAGAAAATATATAATAGAATTGATATATTCTACTTTAACATCTAATCTATTAAGCTCTTCATCTCCAGATAAAAATTCATCCATCTCGTTTTTGAGTGGCTTTATTCCTTGCCACTGCTCCCAGCCGAGTGTTGCCAACTCATCTCTGGAGAGTTCGCCTCTGTAATATCTAAACTTATTTTTGCGCAAAATATTATAGTCATACTTCAACTTAGAAAGTCTGACTTTATTGTCTATCAAATATTGAATATATTTGGCGTGTAGGTTAGGTGTTTTGGTTGATTCTTCACCCAAGTGATCATCATCAATACTACTATCTTCTTGCCACATCTTTTGCAAATCTTCTAAATTCATAATATCTCCTCAATTTACTTCATGATATTATACTATAAAATGCAATTTAAATAAACTTATATCTTGCATACCTAAACACAGCGTCTCCAACAAGGTATTGGACATCGGTGTTTGTTGATTGGAATATCATAGAGGTGATACTTGTTGGAAATATATCTGCAAAACTAATAGTTTTTACTGCAACATTATTGGAACCTAAGATTTCTAAAATCCCATCTGAGTAGTTTTTTGCAAGTTCGCTAGTCATCTGACGAGTGTCATCAGAAATGAAGTCAATGTATTGATCATAGCTTTCGGGGAACCCTAATGCAACAATCCAGTTATGTAACTGAATATAATTTGCCATGTTTTCATCAACTAAGAATCTTACATTAAGAGTATCGTAAGTTAGCATTTCTCCTGGAATTGGCTGAACAGAAAATGGTGTGTTCATTTCTGGCGCACCTAATGTTAATCCAGGAAGATTTACCTCTTGACAAAAATATGTAAGGGTAGGAAGTTTTTGTATACTAAATCTAAATCCATTAGGTGAGAGGGGATTTATATTAGTAGGCACTGGGCATGTTAAAGTTCCTGCCATGGTTTCTCCAAAAGATATTTTTACTATTTATATAAAAAAAGAGGGCGAGATTGCCTCGCCCTCAGATACCGCTTCTAGGTCGGTTTAGTCAGATCTTGACTATTACATCAAGTTCGTAACTTTAACACGACGGTAGTAGTAGTTCTCGTCAGCTGCCAATCCACCAGCACCGTCAAGCTCAACGAATGGGTTAGCTACTAGACCATAACGTGTCTTAAAGCCAATTTTTGGCTGGAAGGTGTTAGGATCTACAGCACGA